AGAAATTGAAATAGAAACTACTGAACTTAGAGGACCTAACCTTAGAATTGATACTAGATTAAATTCTAGTATCCCCTCACAGTATAAATCTTATAATGATGTTTTAAGATATGGAGTTACTTCTTCATTTAATAACATTATTAATGCCCTTTCTGAAAGCGTCCCTGTATCTATAGAATATAATAATTATAATACTGATTCAGGATATACATTTGAAAAATTTACCCATTTTGGGTCTGCTGAAGAAAAATTAAGAAACTTCAAATATAAATTAGGGTTAATAGAAACTTATAATTCACAAAGTCGTTATATTGAAAGTATTACTGATTATAATTCGAATCCTTCTTTAACTTTAGAAAGACATAATAACTTAAATTTAGCTAATAGAGTTATACAAAACTTTAATGGTTATGAAAAATTTTTATATTATGAAAGTGGAACTTATGCATGGCCTAAATCAGACTCTAGTAAACCATACACCAATAGGCCAACTACTTCTTCAGAAGCCTTAACTTGGTTTGGTAGTAAAACTCCTACGGATTCTGACTATGGGGGACAAATATTAAGTGCTTCTCAATTTGATGACCAAAACCTTTATATCTTAAGAAACACCATTCCACAGTATATTCTTGATAATGATCAAAATAGTGAATTTATTACTTTTGTTGATATGGTGGGTCAACATTTTGATAATATATGGATTTATATTGAAAATATTACCGATAAAAATGTAGCAGACAACTCTTTAAACCGTGGTATTTCTAAGGATTTAGTATTTAATGCCTTACAAGAGCGTGGTATTCCGGCTTTTGATCAATTTGAAAATTCAAGTTTATTTGAATATCTTTTAGGTGGAGATCGCGATGGTAATTTCCAGTATCAAGCACCTGTTTCACAAAGTATGGTAAGTGCTTCTAATGATGGTTCTATTCCTAAAGAAGATATTACTAAAGAAGTATGGAAACGATTATACCACAATGCTCCTTATCTTTTAAAAACTAAAGGCACTGAGCGTGGTATAAAAGCCCTTTTAGCATGTTATGGTATACCTGAAACAATCCTCCATGTTAAAGAATATGGAGGTCCTGTAGCTGATAAATCAACATTTAGAACTTTTAGTTATGAAAAAGCAACTAAAGCCTTACACCTTAATAACTCTACAGAAACCAATCTAAATGTTTCGGTTTCTCCTACAGCAGGTAATGGTAAAAAACATTTTGAATTTACAATATTACCTAAAAAAACAGGACTAGGATCTAGTGTTAACCCATTAATAAGTTCTTCAACATCAACTTTAGTACTTATATCAAGTTCTATAAACGATCAGTCGGGACATTTTTCAGGATCATTTGGTACTAGTTCAGAATTTCCTGTTTATTCTGGGAGACCTTTAACATTTTTTATTGATGTAAATTCTTCTACTGAATTATCTATAACAGCTTCGACTTATGTAGATAACACAGTACATAATATATCATTTACTTCATCATATGCTGGGGGTAATTTTGATATAGGTCCCAAAAAAGGAAGAAAATCTAATTTTTATATCCATAATTTTAAAACGTATATTGGCTCTTTATCACAATCTGTAAAAAATACCCACACTAAAGACCCTAATATAATAGCGGGTAATAACTCATCTTCATACTTTAGTGATTTATTATATTATTCTCCTCTAGGAGCAGATTATAAAACAGAATCTTTAGCAGATGGATATCATTTCATTGATTATTCCCCCCAAAATAATAGCAGTGGACGACTTACTATTAATGGTGATTTAGTTAATGTAAGCTATAATACCATACAGTATACACACCACTTATCTACCCCAGATACTGTAGGGGTAAGTATGGTGTCCGAAAAAGTTAGATATGATAATGGTATTATTAATGATAATATTTTATCACCTTTTATAAGAGGTGAAGAATCTTCTCTAGATCGCCAACCACCTGATTACTCTACTTTAGGAATATTCTTTTCCCCTACTTTTGAAATTAATGAAGATATAATATATACTTTGGGGAGTTTTAGAATGGATGATTATATAGGTGACCCAAAACACTTAACTAGTGGTAGCTACCCTGATTTAAAATCCTTACAGGATTTATATGCTCAAAAAGTTAAACGTAGATATAACTTTTTTGATTATTTAAAAACCATCCAATATTTTGATCACACTATATTTAAAATTATTGAAGAATTTGTCCCTGCTAAATCGAATTTAAAAACAGGTTTAGTAATAGAACCCCATTATTTACAAAGAGATAAATTTGTATATGCTAACACAGATTTTTCCAATATAGAAATTAATGAGGCTAATTATAAAGGTACAGGTTCTATATCTGGAGAATATATTTTAAATGAAACTAATATTAATATTATTGATACCTTTGATGGATCTGTTGGGAATATTGAAAATAATTTTGTATACGCTCCCTATAGTAATAGATATTATAGAATAACTTCAAAATATAACCACCCAACTGAAGATAATGCTATAATTGAAACTCAAGATACTCCGTTTGAAGGGGTAGATTTTAATGATGATTCTGGTAAATCTTCAGGAGCTATTAATGATGTTTTTGATCCTACTACTCAACAAGCAGACGTAGAAGAGGGAGGAGAGGCTTAAATTAATTAAAAATTAACCAAATATGGCTCAAAATAATACACAAGGTACCTTAAGTTCAATGCTTCCCCAGGGCACTCCTGCAGCTCCCGCTCAAACACCACCATCTTTTGGTGCTAAATTACTTGGAAATAAAGAATTTTCCGTAGAATTAAATGACGCTGTATTCGAAACAGAAGCATGGAGAGGGAGTAGATATAATGGCCAACAATTAGAAGCTACAGAATTAAATAAATTTAATAAAGGGGATAAAACATATGGTAAAACCCCAGTAATTGAAAGATACAGTAGAAACATTTATATAGGAAATAGAGTTATAGGATTTGAAAATAACCCTATAGATGATGATCCAAATCCAGGGTTTTTAAAAAAATCTTATATCAATATTAATGGATATTTTACAATAAATTCTGATGATACTGTAACTGAAGTTGGGGTTAATTTTGAAAATATTAATGAACGAAGAGGATTTGAAAGATCTTTTATGGAAGACTTTCTTATAGGGAGTAAAGCATCTGTAATTCTTTTAGATAAAGGAGTAGAACAAAATCTTAAAAAAACCTATACTATAGATTATAATGAAGGTCTTCTTTCACGAATATTAGAAATTAGTGGTAGTACTCAAGAAACTAGCCCCATAATTTTTAATGCTCAACAAGTTATTTTTAATAATGGCCCCACAGTCCATGGTATTGACTTAAGAATCCCCAGCGATTTAACATTAACTACTACTGAAACTAAAATATTTTTAAATAATGAGTCAAAATATTTTACAGATGTATCAGGAAGTGGAGCCAATTTTTTATTAACTAGTAATGCCTTTTCAAGATTAAACAGCTTATTCCAAGATAGTATTACCCATTATTTAGACGATTCTGCTTCTAATAAATTTTTTCTTGAAATAAAAGTCCCTAGCATTAGTGGATCTATAAATCCTTATGAGTATAATACTAATGAATTTGGTTTAAGCTCAGTTAATACTTTTGAATTAGATATGAACAGTATGAAAATTACCCCGGGTTCATTGCGTATTGAAAGCAGATTTAAATCATATTCTAATTTTACTTTTTTAAACAAATTATCTAACCCGGCAGTTACAGGGGTATCTTTACCAACAGCAGAATTTTTCTTACATTTTACTACTAGCGGGCAATCTAGTCCTACCCACTTAAACCCAGGAAATCATTTTGTGTTATATAAACTAAATCCTACTCCTAGCATATTAGTTAATATGATTAAAGATGAAGATTTACCTAATGGTATAGGTGAAAATGGTTTTATAGTTATTCCTGAAAATATAGATCCTAAGATCAAATATAATCTAACTAAAATTTTAAAAGACCAATTAGGTGTTGAAATAGAAACTGGATATGTAGTTAATGGGGATGTTAGCCCATTTGATAGAAATAACTAATATACTCAAAAAATTACGATAGGTATAAAAGATACATATTTATAAATAAATAAAAAATTTATGGGATATTTAAATAACCAAACAATAATAGTAGACGCTATTTTAACTAAAAAAGGAAGGGAAGCTCTATCAAGACAAGATGGATCTTTTAATATAACTCAGTTTGCTTTAGGGGACGATGAAATTGATTATACACTTTTTAATGAAAATCACCCTAATGGTTCCCAATATTCAGGAGAAGCTATTGAAAATATGAGTATTTTAGAAGCTATTCCTGATGATAGATTTATTATGAAATCTAAATTAGTTACATTACCCCGAGGCACTTCTAAAATGCCTGTAGTAACTGCAAATGTATCTAAAATTACCCTTTCTTTAGGATCAACTACTAATATCAATCCTACTACCCTTAATTTTAATGGTACTAGTAATTTAAAAGAACCAGGAGGGTATATAGCTACTATTGCTGATAGAAGATTACTCCAAACATTTACAGGAACAGCAGCTAAAGGTGCTAGAATTTCTAGAAGAAGACCTTACTCAAACACCCCTATAGCTGAGTCAGTAGTAGGACAATCTTTTACCCTCACTGCTATTAATTCACAAACTTTATTTGGGACTTCTACTAAGTTACTAACTTCTATTATTATAGAAGGAAGAGATAGTGGTGCTAGAGTTACTATCCCTGTAGAAATTAGTAAAGAAGTTATAGCAATAACCGCAGATCAAAACGTATCTGGAACCGTAAGATAAAATATAAACCATGTCAACATTTGTACGCCTAACTACCGACGATATAGTAATTAATACTGAAAAAGTTTCTACTTCTACCTGGAGTAATAACGTTAATAACCTAACAACCGCTCATACTTCAAGCACTCAAGCCTCTTTTTCGAGTGCTACATCTAGTGGACAGTTTTACATAGATGTGTATAATGTAGCTACCGATTCTACTTCAATCACCCCCGAAGTACAGTATTCTGTATCTTATGGACATAAAGCAGGTAGTGGTTCGTTAGATTTTACTAACGAAACAGGATCTTTCGGTTATAGTGCTACAAGAGACATATATGGTCAGTATAGATCTTTAGTGTTTGGAACAGAAACTCGTAATTTTACGTTTAATAATCATACACCTAATGATATTTATGTTTTAAATGTAGAAAGAGCCCGTTATAAACAAGCTTTAAAACCTGGATCTCTTAATTTTAAAATCAAGAAAGGATCTACTGAACTTTTCCTCACAGACGATTCAGTTACTACTACCGGTAGTGCAGTTTTAACAAACCTAGGTAGACAATTTAATATAGTATCAGGCTCAAACGGTACAATGTTGGGAACTAATATAACCAGGGTTACAGATTCTGGTAGTTATGGATTATTTTACCCAGATGCTGGAGTTATTATTTTAAACCCAGATGCATTAGATGCAGCTACTGCGGATAATGGTTTAAATCTTGGCACTTCACGTAATAGCAATACTTCGGATAAAAATAACCAAACATTATATAATGCTATTTCTTCATCAGGATACTTTATAGTTGATTCTGAAGAAACCATTTCATCTCAATTTTATTTTGTAAGAGCACGGAATAAAGAATTCAATTATTCCACCAATCCTACTTTTATAGATGCAAACGGTAATTTAAATTTTGACTCTATGGTAGATGCTCCTAAATCTTATATTACTACTATAGGATTATATAACGATTCAAACGAACTATTAGCAGTAGCTAAGTTAAGCCAACCTATAACTAAAGATTTTACTAAAGAAGCTTTAATAAAAGTTAAACTTGATTATTAATGTTTGTATACAAGAAGCTAAAAGCTTCAGATGCGAGCCGAACTCCATTTGAGGCTCATAAACAATATGTTATAACAGCTGATAATACCAGCTCGTTAGGTATAGATTTTTTTAGTGCTCGTTTTAGTTCTTCTAGTAAGGATGCATTTTCTTTAAATGATCCTAATGAAACTAAAAAATACTTTCAATTAGATAAGATTTATTATAATAAAGATTTTGGTAATACTTTAGGTGGGTTAGAATATGAGGACCAAGATACACGTCTATATAAGGAATTAAACGTTATATCTATACCTCAAGGATTATTCGGTAGTAGTATCCAAAAAGGAAGCCTTAACTTATTTGAAACATATACAGACGATTCTAAAGGAAATGTTTATAATTCTTCTTTAACTCTTTCAAATTATCCCACAGATAAAGAAAGAGTATTATATATTGCACCTGTTAAAGGGTTTAAATTAAGTGACCTTAATAGAGATTACAATACAGGATATTCTTTAGTAAATGCCCCTACTACCTTAGATAAGGTTGTATATGATGATTCTCTTTATTTAAATTCTATAGAATATATTAGTAGTTCTATAACCCACTTACCAGATTTAAACTGCACAGGTATAAATTTAGAAAGTGGTTATGTAAAATCACCCCATTCAAATAATATAAATTTTGGATCTGGTCAAGATTTTACAATAAGTTTTTATTATAAAACTCCTACTCTTTCAGGAACTAAATACTTAATAGCTAAATCTTATAGCAAAACCGCTATTAATAGCCCTGAAAGGGGAAATACCAGAACAACAGGCAGCTTACAAGCCACTGAAATAGATGCAGGCCCTTCATACCCATTTGAAATTTATCTTACAGATAACCAAATTAATTTTGCTAGAGCCGATCAGGATATAATTTCTTTAGCTACTAGTTCCGCAGTTTTAGATAATAATACTTTATATCATATAGCTTGCGTTAAAACAGGTAGTAATTTGCGCATATATGTAAATGGTAATTTAACGGGTAGTGATAGTGATAGTACTAATATTACTAAAAACAAAGCTAATTTATATATAGGTAACAGAGGAGGAACCCGGAGTGAATATACTTCAGCAGGAGGTACTCTTTCACAATTAATGATTTTTAATAAAGGTCTTAATAACACACAAATATCTAATGTTTCCTCTTCTATAACTGGGTTACCTTATATTGGCAATATATTTTATGAAAATGGACTAATAACAATTACTTCACCTAAATATACTAATAATTTAGGTAATATTAATGAATCTGTAAACTCACAAATCACTATAAGTCCTACATATGGTAGTGAAAACGATTTTGATATAAAATTATTAGAATCCGAAGGAGCAACAGTATTTAAGTCAACTTTTACAGCATTTAATTCCCAAAGTATAGAGACAAATATCTATAGTGCTACTAATTATGATATTATAGATTTTTCAAACACAGGAGTTGGCGGAAAACTTGTTTCATCTTCTAATCAAGAAGGAGATTCTACAGTAGGAGAATATTCTTTATTTACAGCACAAGCACCTTTTGAAAGAGACGAATATTTTACAGCTACAGCTTTTAGTAGTAAATTACTATTTATAGGAGGGGCTTATGGAGTACCAACCTTATATAATCTCTATCCTGGTTATGTTATTCCTTCTGGATCTACGGGTGGTTTTAACCCAACACCTGTTAGTTCATCTACAATTTCTATAACTTCAAATAGTAGTAAATGGTTAATAAGTGCTTCAGAATTAACAACAACCCAAAATTTCACAATAAAAGCTAGCGCATCTCAATTTGTAATTGATGAAAGTTTCCCTACCTCTGATTCTTCTATATCAGATACTGTATTTTCTTATGACCAAAACACAGCAGATTCGGGAGCATTATATATAAACGATTATGTAATTGATGGTTTAGTTCTAACAGGTAGTTTAGAAGATATACCTAATTATGCTGGATTTATAAGAAATTTGAGCGGCTTAGCAGGTACTGAAGCTAACGGAGATACACGTATTAGAATACCTGCAACATCGGACTCTGCTACTGATGATAGAAGTAACATCCAATTCAGGGAAGGAGGACTTCTTGTAGCAGGTGATAAAAATGATATAAAAATAATTACAGTCCCCAGTGATAATGATATTTCTATAACTCTAACTATGAGTCCTAAGTTCACAAACAGTGAACCTTTTGCACGGAATGTAACCTATAAAATTCGGTCAGGATCTACTGCTATTGCTTCTAAAACAGTTAGTATACCTGGTGAAACATCAGTTCCTTTGGCAACTACCCCTTTAACCGTAACACGATTTATAACTGCTAGTGATGAATATGATATGACTATAGATATGGGGGGCCGTTTCTCATTAGAAATGACTGAAGCAACTCTTCAAATCACTAGCCAGACTCCTGGACAGGGAAAACGTAATAAAGTAGCACTAATAAATAATTCTCTAATATTAGATGACCGAGATAATGATAGAACTAAATGTTATACAGTCCAAATAGACGAAATTCATACTAGTGCTTCTAACCAAGCTACGGGTCCTAATTTTGACTCAATAACTGAAGGAAGCTTAAAAGTAACTTTAGAAAGAGTATTCCAAGGACAAGCTACAACAATTACTAGTTCAATATATGGTCCAGAAACCGTTTCAGGATCATTTTTTAAGTTTATAAACTTAGACGATATAGATGGTAACGGTACTATAAATACCCACGTAAGTTATTTACGTACTAAAATAGAATTAATTGATACTTCTTCTCTTAATGTTAATTTAGAAAATCCATTACAGACATTTAGTAATGGCGAGGGATTTTATATTAAAAACTTTAAAGTAAAAGAGATTAGTGGTTCTTCATCCGCTACTGTATCTGTAAATGTTAGTAGTTTTGATGATTTTACTACAGATGAAGAAATCCCTAATAGGAATACAGCAGGACCTTTCCCATATTCAAGTGTAGGTCCCTTTAATATCGATCCTGGAGCAGCACCTAATAACATTATAGTGGGTACTTCAGCATTCCCTCACCCTATTTTAACTATTGATGCTACTGGATCCTTAGTAGAAATAGGTGCTACTGCTTCATTAGCGAATGATCCAACTTTAATTAGTGCTAGTTTTTCGGCAACTGCTAGTGAAGCGGGTGTATATGTTATAAGTGGTTTTATTATAGATAGTAATTTTACCTCTGGTTTCCCCCGATTAAGAATATATTCTGGAAGTACTTTAATTACTTCTTCTTTTGGAAGCACAGTTGACTTACGAGATAGTAGCCATTCAGATAGATTATCAACTACATCCCGTAGAATAAATCTAACTAGTGATTTACCTGGAGAAAATAGTGTGGAATTAGGATACTTACCTGAGGGAGGGCAATTTAAAGTAGAATTAGATGTTGTAGAATCTAATGGCACTACTTTAAAACCTACCCCCTCAAACGAATCTGCAAGTTATAGTGGTTTAGGTGTTTTTTATCTTACCTCAAGTAACCAACTACGAGATAATATTTCAGCTACACCAAACTTTTTAAATACTTTTAACTCTATTCAAATACACAACCCAGATGGAGTTTTCCCCTATACTACAACTACTTCTATTACTGAAAGTTTATTAGGTGCCTCAGGATTTTCTGTAGATGGAGAATATATAACTGGCCAACTTACAGATAATACTGAATTATTTTTTACATCTTCATTACCTATAACCCAATCTAACCTTTATGAAGCTGTTCCATTTATGGTTGAAAGAATATATAATTTAGATGCTAATTCACGATATATAATTTCTCAATCTTTAAATTTCAACAGCACAAATGGTAATAAAATAATATGGAGAATAGCCAGAACTGAAGACGAAGCAACTCCCAATAATTTAACTGAAGCTGTTGATCTTGATTTTATATCTAGTGCTAATAATATATTTTCAACCGAAAACCAGTGGGTAACAGCTTCAGCCACTATAGATACTACTACAGGTGGAGAATATACAGCACAATTTTTAATATATAATGTAGCAGCTGCACCAACTACTAATGCTACTCAAGGAGATTTCCTAAAACTAGCCAGTGCCTCTCTACTACAATATTCAGGATCAAACACTATTACTCGTGTAGGTGGTAATAACTTTAGTAATACTAACTTACAAAGTATTAAATTAAATAACTCAGGGACCGATACCCTACCTATTAAAGTAGGCGATTCAAACCCACAAACTTACGATGATTTTACATTCGTAGACGCTAATAATATTACTTTATCTACCCCTATTTTCCTAATAGATAATGGTGAAATAACAGGATCTGAAGGTAATGTTTTTGCTTACTATAAATACACTTCTTCATTAAATATAGCTAGTGGATTTGATTTAGATATGGATGGGGGTGTTATATCTAATTTAGGAGATTATCCTAATACTTTTAATATATTAAATGCTTCAAATAATACTATGTCTATTAACGATGAAGTATTATTACTAAGTGATACAACAGCTAATGTAGAATATGTAACAGGTGGTAGTATTAGTGATTTTAATTTACAATTTAAAAACAGTCATTTAATATTTGAACATGAATATCAATGTACTGTATCGGAAGATGAATATAATTTTAGTTTAAACCCAACACTAAGATTAAATAAAGATATAGAAGAAGGAGAATTAGCAAACTTTGCAACAGGTTCAAACTTTAAACCATATGTTACAACAGTTGGCTTATATAATGAAGAAGGAGAATTATTAGTAGTAGGTAAATTAGGACAACCTATGAAAATGAGCAACGAAACAGACACAACATTTATTGTAAGATTTGATACATGATAATACCAAATAGTTATGAAGAATTTCCAGAAAACACATATGGTTATGTTTACCAAACAACCCATTTACCTACTGGAAAAAAGTATATTGGCAAAAAATCGTTAATATATAATCAAAAGAAAAAAATAGGTAAACGTGAAGCTGCTCTTTGGGAAGGTAAGGGAAGACCACCAGTTTATAAGCAAGTTCAAAAAGAAAGCGATTGGAAAACCTATTATGGTTCTCACGAATTTATTAAAACTTCTATTAAAGAAGGCAAACAAGATGAATTCAAACGTGAAATTCTTCAACTTGCATTCTCTAAAAAGGAGTTAACTTATCTTGAAAATAAGTGGCTTTTTAGCAAAGAAGTGCTAGAAAAAGAAGAATATTTAAATGACAACATCGAAGGAAGATACTTTAAGCGGGATTTTGATATTTGAATTTTATTCCGTATATTGTGGGTATGAAAGAAGACCGACTAATTTTCTTACTCGAAGGTCTATTAGGAAAAAGCAAAAACGCACGCGGAGGTGACGAAGCTGTATTTAGCTGCCCTAATTGTAATCACCACAAAAAGAAACTAACCCTTAACAAATATACCCAAAAATACCAATGTTGGGTGTGTGGTTTTAAAGGAGCCAGAGCCATACAGCTTCTCAAATTTATTAAGGCTCCTTACACAGCTTTCCAAGAACTTAAAGAAATTGACAATCAATACAATTTTAAAACAGTTCAAGTAGAAAAAACTAAGGACCAACTTCAATTACCCGAGGGGTTTACTACACTAATAGATGGTAAAGGTTTAACCCGAAATAAAGCGTGGCATTATTTGCAATCTCGTGGAGTTACCGCACAAGATATAGTAAAATACAATATTGGTTATATTGAAGAAGGTAAGTTAGCTAATTTTATTATTATACCAAGTTACGATAGACATGGATCTCTTAATTACTGGGTAGGTCGTTCTTTTGACCCACAAGCTTACCATAAACATAAACTTCCCCCGATATCTAAGGATATTATTGGATTTGATATGCTTTGTAATTTTAACATTCCTGTTATAATTTGTGAGGGAGCCTTTGATGCTATTGCTATAAAACGTAATGCTGTACCTTTATTTGGTAAACGAATTAGTAAATCCCTTTACAAAGAACTCGTAAGAGGTCGCGTAAAGCAAATATATCTTGCGCTTGATCAGGATGCTATAAATGATTCTCTTAAATATGCTAAGGAACTTATGGCATATGGTAAAGAAATATTCTTATTAGAACTAGGAGGTAAAGATCCTAGTGATTTAGGGTTTGAGGCAATGACCCGTGTGCTTCAAAACGCAAAACCATTAACTTTTCAAGGATTAGTAGAAAAGAAAATCCTGTATCAGTAATTAATATGTATTACAAACTGCAGTTTATATGAAAATAGCCCTTTTACCTGGTGGGTTTAAGCCTCCCCACCTTGGACATTATAACATGGCAAAATACCTAGCGGATTTTGCAGATAAAGTTATAGTAAGAATAGGGCAAAAAGAAAGAGAAGGTATAGGACCTGAATTGGCTTTAGAAGTATGGAATTTTTATAAAGAGTTTGATCCTGACTCACGTGCTAAAAAATTAATTATAAGTGTAGCACAATCGCCTTCTCCTGTGAAAGACGTATATGATTTTGTAGAAACAATAGCTCCCGAAGGATCTACGGTTATTTTAGGTATGGGTGAAAAAGATGCTAAAGATGGGCGTTATAATAACATCCCTAAATTCGCAGAACCACGTAATATTAAAGCAGAAATCGAACTAGTCCCACCCCAAGCTGGTGGGATTTCAGGTACTCGTATGAGGGAAATTATTAAATCTAACAATAAAGAAGAGTTTTTTAAATATATTCCTGACTTTTTACCTGAAGAAATTAAAGAAGAACTTTGGACCAAATTAGTAGATAGTACTATGCCTACTGAAGTAGATGAAATGATGATGGGTACTATGAATAGAGAGGAAATGGCTAAGCATAACGCCAATATGAAAAAATTACGTAAATTCTTCTCTAAACAGGGTGATCAAATGTATCAAATTCCCGATAAATTAACTAAGGGATTACGCAGAAAATTATATGAGGGCAGTAAATATGATGAAGGTACTGTAAAGATACAACGTCTTATATTTACTGAATTTAAAGACCAATTAGGTAAATCTTTTAAAAATAAAGAATGGTCTGAATATTGGTTAGAGGGACCAGAGTATGTAGTATTTTTTGATATAGGTGTAGAATTTGTACCTAAAAAAATGTTAATCCCCTACTCTATAGCAGGTGATGCTGGCGAGGATGATATACAAATCAAAATTATTTATAATCCAGAATCATTCCCTGAATCATTTAACGATCTTAACGCAGAAATCAAAGAAACGGTAAGACACGAATTAGAACATCTAGCTCAATATAACTTTCCTAATAAAGAATCATTTGAAAAATATAAAGGTAAAATACCATTCTACAAGTATCTTACTTTAAACCATGAAACTCCAGCATTTGTTAGAGGTTTAAATAAAAGAGCTAAATTTAAAAAAATTAGTTTAAGTGATGCTTTTGAAGAGTTTTTTGATGATTTTGTAGATCAATTTAAAAGCGAAGACGAAATTAATACTGTAAGACAAACTTGGACTAATTATGCTCAGGAAAATTTACCAGGGGTTAAATTAAATGAAAAATTAACTATAGGAAATAAAGTAGTAAAAACTATTCATACAAATGGTTCAGACAATCCTGAAGATCATGAAATTGAATTTGAAGATGGTACTAGAGAACCCTATTTAAATCACTTAAAAGAAGGTGATACCTATGAAAAAATGGCTGCTAAAGGTAAAAAAGCAGGTAATTTAAAACAGGGCACCGTTAGAAAACGTTTAAATATTCCTAAAGGCGAAAAAATACCTTTATCATTAATTAATAAAGAATTATCACGTCTTAAAAAAATGGAAAAGCGAAGTGCTAAAAACCAAAAATATTATAAAGCACTTACATTAGCTAAAACATTAAAGACTACAACTAATGTTAATGAAAATATAGATCTTAAAGACTTTACATACTTTGAAACAAATCAAGGATCTAAATATGTTAGAAAAAATTCTACAAGCCAACTAAGAAGAATTAAATCTCACCACGCTAATACAGGGGGAGAAGATGCTGGTTTACATGGTTGGAGCCAACAATCTATGTTTGTAGATCCTAAATTTGATAAAGAAGCAAACGCTGTACAATTTTTAATAGGAAAAGGATTTAAACAAATAGCTTTATCTAAAACCCAAGATAGTAAAATGGTTTTACTTATTCCTAAAGATAATAAGTGGGTTCCTGCTACTTGGGGGGATGCATATCCTAATTTTGTCAAAAATAAACCCGAATATCAAACAAAGCCTTTAGCGTGGGAATATAGTAAAGAACCCACTATGGGACACCATGTGGTAGATTTTGATATAAATTCAAATAAAACTATTAAAGGGTGGCATTTTGGTAGTCCTGTATCTAAAATAGGCCCTTTAAGTGATGAAGATGCTAAGTTATTTAAACTTAAAGAAAACTTCCCACCATATAAAGCAAATCAAGTCCAACAAACTAGATATAAAGCAAGCGATACATTTACAAACGATCGTAAAAAAGCTAAAAAATTAGGCTACCTACAGGAAAAAGACCCTAAAACAGGCACAGGTAAAAAACCAAAAGGATCAGGACGCCGCTTATATACTGACGAAAATCCGAAAGACACCGTTAGTATTAAATTTAGCACTAGACAAGATATAGTTGATACTTTATCTAAAAAGTCATTTAAATCTAAATCCCACGCACGTCAGTCACAAATTATTAATTTAATTCACCAACGTGTTAGAGCAGCACATGGTAGAGCTAAAGATCCCGCTGTTAAAAAACGCTTAAAATCAGCTTTAAACTATATTACTAAGCGTAAAGAAGCATCAAAAAGAAAAACACAAAGAATGAGAAAAGAAGGATTATTCTCACAAGAATGGTGGTTAGATATAATCACTGAAGAGATATTATATGAGGGGGGTGCCGCAGGGCATATGGCACATCCATTTGATTTACCCCAAGTAAAAACAGGTAGAGATTTAATTAAATCATTTGAACAAGCTGCGGATAGTTTAGAAAAACAACCTGGTAGCGTTAAAATAGATGGCGTAAATGCGTCAATTAGATTAATAAATAACGCAGGTAAACGCCAGTTCGCCATGGACCGTGGCTCAAAAAAGGCACTTGATTTAAAGGGCGTTACTAAAGCTGATTTAGAAGCTAGATTTGGAGCTGGTCACGGTATGATTAAAGCCGGCGGCGATGTATTGGATATATTTAACGCAGCTTTACCATCAATTGAAGAAGAATTAACCGCACTCGGGTTATGGGATGATCCAAATGTTATGTTTAACATGGAGTATGTTAGTGGTAAGTCAAATGTACAAGATTATGGTAAAAATTTCTTAGCAATTCACGGTTTACTAAGTGTAGAAACTAAAGAAGTACAAGGAGCTCGCAAAATGCTTACAAAACGTATTACTTCTGAAAAAGGATTTGCACAAAGTGACATGGATGAGTTACTTAAAAAATTAGAACCATTTGCTAAAAAGAAAGGATTCGAAATTTATGGATCTGTTCCCACTACATTTACTAAAAAACCAGATTTTAAGTCTGTTTTAGGAAAATCATATAAAATTGAATTTGCTGAGGGAGCTAAAGTTAAATCATTAGCTCAATGGTTAAATGATGTTACTAGTATTCCCGCAGAAGACCGCATTCAAATGAACTTAGAAACTGGAGGCACCAAAGACGTTGGGGCATTAAGTAAACAAGTGTATTTCGCAATATTTGGCGGTGAAACCGTAGATGATTTATTTGATAACGAACAAGATATTCAAAAAGCTATTCAAGGAGCTATAACATATCTTGCAACTGAAAAATTAGGTGATGCAATATTAGATGTACTTGATTCACCAATGGGTTCTGTAAATGATCATGAAGGTGTAGTTATACGTGATCCTAAAATTTCAAACCGCCCATTCAAAATCACAGGTAAATTTATAACCGGTGGTGTATCTTCACAATTCCAAGCAAAATGAATTTCAGAACATTATATGACCAGTCACCCCCTGAGTTAAAAAACATAGTAATATCTCAGTGGAAAGCTAAACAAAATTCTAAATACCACCCCGAAGGTAATACCCTAAAACACATTATTACTGTTACTAATAGGGCATTTAAACATTTCCCTGATAATCCTCATATTCAATTAGCAGCTTATTTTCATGATTTAGGTAAATTAGCCACTGCAGGTGTTAATCCTAAAACAGGACAACCAACTGCTTATGGGCATGAAAATGAAGGTGTAGGTTTAGTAGATAAGTATAAAAGTTTTATCACTAAAATGGGTGCTGATCCTGGTATAGTTAGATATATTGTTAAAAATCATATGAAAATCAAACCTAGAACTTGGGATGTAATGAGGCAAAAGAAAAAAGATCCTATAATGAATGATCCCTCTTTTGATGATTTAATGAAATTTGGTAATATAGATAAAGGAGGTTTAAATCTACAAGAAAAAATGAAATTAAAAGATATATTAAACGAAGTTGAAATCAGTCGCAATATTGAAATTGATATTGTAGGTAATAATATTATGATAAAACAAGGTGATCGTGTAAATGGTAAACTTGTAAGAATTGACATTGCTTATGTAGGAATGTCAGATCGTATTTATAGAGGGTATTTATTTGTAGATGATGGTGGATCTAGACCACAACAAATAAACCTTGATGGGGGTGAAAGAGGTTTATTTGAATTTTATGATGCTGTTGGAGCAGGACGTGGGGCTGATGCCAGAGACTTCTTTGCAAAATATGGAGTTAAAATAGGCTTTTCAGAAATGGACGTAAGCTAAACTTTTATTATATGTATAACAAAACAATAACACTTTAAAACACAATTAATCATGGCCGGATTATATGACTTATTTGTTGACGGAGAATTTAACTTACAAAACTCACGTCACTCTAGACTAGATTTTGGTGGCGTTGCTAGCCCCTTTAAAGACATGACTGCATTCAACGTCATCGGAGCACCTCAAGAAGTACACGAGTTAATCACTGGTGGAATTGGTCTTCCTTACTACGGAACTCAAGTTGGTCCTATTAACGATATTACTGGACAACAAACTGGTGGTTCTTTAGGAGAGCTAGGCTAATTAGCTTCTTATTTTGATCTTTAAAGACCCTTTCCTACAATAGGAAGGGGTCTTTTTGTATATATAAACGATGTTAAATAAAGAATTTAAAAGAAAAGATGTAGAACGGATGCGTAATCTGATTAAAGGTAAATCAGGTGAATCCGCAGAGGTACAAGTTGGTTATTCTTCTAAAAAAGAAGACTATAAAGAAGGGGATATTTGGGAAGAAAACGGCAAAACTTGGACTATTAAAGATGGCATAAAACAAACTGTTACTAAATTAGATAAGGTTAAAAAAGAGGCTATTATGCCTTTGTTTTGTCCTAATTGTAATAATTTAATGAAAAAACGTTTAGACACTAAAATGTATAAAATACATAAAATGTGTTTAGATTGTGTCGTAGACATGGAAGCTAAATTAAAACTTCAAGGTAAATTTGAAGAGTACGAACGAAATATTATAGCTAATAATGCCCATTCATATTTAGATGATCTTGAACAATATTTATTAGAAGCTATTAATGAATCTAACACTCAATATGTTTCTGAAAGAGGTGAGGTAGAAAGATGGAAAGGAGGCATAGATAGTGATGAATTTTTAAAACAAATGAAAATTAATTTTTCTGAATTTAGAAAACAAGTCGACGACTATAAAAATAACAACACAGATGATAAAGCTTAAAGAACTCTTATTTGGTAAACCTGATTGTGGGTGTGGGTGTGGTAATTGTGAAGGTACTAAACTTACTAAACGTGTTAAAATATCTGAAAACCTACAATATCACTTGGATAATAAAATCCCATTAGGTGAATCTATTTTTAGAATCAGTTCTAATGCACATGTTAAACTATTTGCAGAAACCAGAAAATTATGGGAAGCAGGTAAAATCCAATTATCTGAAGCTGATGAATATTTTATGCATACCGATGCTGGTAGGCAGGGTAGATATAAAGGTAAATTAGTCCCTCTTGATTTACCTTATATCCTAAGTGAAAGTGAATTTGAAAATAAACAGATAGAACTTTTACAACAAATATTAGACATATTAAAAACCTCTCGTAAAGATGGTGAAGATAGGGAAGAAGACATCGAAGCTTTAGACACTAGCATCGATTACCTTTCTTCCGCACTTACAGATAAAGATCCACTTAGTATTTCTATTGACCAAGGAATTTTTGGTAAATTAGCTTCGCCTAAAAAGAAATCTGTATCTGAAATTGCTTATATTGTAAGCGAAGCTGCTAAAAAGAAAAAGAAAAACCCACCTTTAAATAAACCTAAACGTGGTGGATCTAAAGCTTACTATGTTTATGTAAGAAACCCTAAAACTAAAAAAGTTGTAAAGGTATCTTTTGGATCAGGTGGTTTAAGAGCTAAAATTAGTAATAAAAAAGCTGCACAAGCGTTTGCAAAAAGACATGATTGTAAAAATAAAACTGATAGGACTAAAGCTTCTTATTGGAGCTGCCGATTGCCTCGTTATGCTAAACAGTTGGGTTTGGGAACACCTGCTTCAACGTACTGGTAAACCATATACTGAAATAGAAATCGCCAAAAACATTTATGAAAGGCGTTTTTCTCATTATACTAAACCTAAACACCTTAAGTGGCATATGGATGATGAAGATCGTCTTATAACATGTAAATATCCTACTAATTGGAAAATACAATTAGAGAATCAACTTCCAGTTTCTTTAGACAAGCCTATATTTATTGAGAGACATCAATGGCACCGCCTTATTAAAGGAGAGGGGTCATTAATTCTTAAGATAAAAAAACATGCTAAACGAGCGTAAATTACCAAAATCTGTAGAAAAAATGGCCCAAGCATTACCAGATGCTGAGTTTAAAAAACGCTACGGTAAAAATTGGAAATCTGTTAAAATAGCTACAGCACAAAAATTAGCCGAAAATTTTCTTATGGCTGAAAATTGTGGTTGTAGTGCATGTAATGATGAATTAGAAGAAAAAAAAGCTAAACGAGATAGATGCCTTCGTATAGCTGATCGTAAATTTAAAAAACCCTCTGCATATAAAAGTGGTGCCGTTGTTAGGTGCCGTAAAGGTAAAATATGGAAGGGGGTTAAAGAAGTTTATAAACAATTAGACGAAAAAGAAAAAGAAACCCTACGCACTTGGTTTAAACGCCGCGGTGCTCCTGGAAAAACAGGAGGATGGGTTGATTGTAATACTGGCCGAAAAGACCCTAAAACAGGTAAGATGAAATATAAGCCTTGTGGTAGACAAAAGGGAGAAAAACGTGCCAAATACCCCTCATGTAGACCTACACCGGGAAAATGTAAAGATAAGGGTAAAGGTAAAACATGGGGTAAAACTAAAGAACAAAAAATACGTGAGGTAATCCAAAACGTAATAAAAAATACAATAGCATGAGCTTTTTAGATGAAAAAAAATTAGATCCTGTTGGTAAGGAAGACGATGATATTAACAACGATGGTAAGGTAGATAAAACAGATAAGTACCTTAAAAATCGTAGAGAAAAAATATCTAAAAACCTTAAGGAAGAAGACCTTGAAGAGGGTAAATTAAAAAACTTTGTACTAGGTTTAGGATTAAGTGCTGCTGCTCTTGCAGGCATTAGCAATATGAATAATAATGATCCTGTTGTAAAGCGTTTAAAAGCCGAGTACGAACAAGCTGAACCCGCTAAACAAGATTCTATTAAAAAATTAATAACTAAAAGATTGATTTTTTTAGACACAGGAAAATTTGATGATAATACACCTATGAAAGAAGATAAAAAAACAGTTGAATTACCAGCCGACACTACATTTACACTTGACCTTAAACACCTTATGAAAAAACACCTTGATGAGGGTAAATCACAAGAAGACGTAGTTAAATTAACTAAAGCTTTAATGAAAAAACTTCATGATAAAGGTGAAGTAACAGTTAAAGGTACTAAAGTGTTATTTAAAGAAAGTGCTGCTTCTAATCTAGAATTAAAATCTTTAGCTAAAAAGATTTATTTAACAATGAAAAAACTTCTCCCGGGTAGAGTACAGTTAGTAGGTAATGTAAGTACTGCTCCTGATGATACTGGGTGGGGTAAAAGACTAGATGCAGGGAGAGTTGATGATTTAGATAAACCTTATGCCGCTATTTTTATTAATACATCTAATAATAGGGAAGACAGTGAAGAATCAGTTCATGTACAATTAGGTGCTCCTAAAAAAGAACAAGCCTTAAAAGTTTATAATGATTTAAAAAGCGCCTACCCTCAGTTTGAATATGAACATGTTCAACAAAAACAAGGTATAGGATGGAGTAGAAATGGTTATTACATACAATGGTTAATTAAACCAGGTAAAACAACATCTGAGGCAGATGTTCCCCAAGACACCCAACTAGCACTTCCAGAACCACCTGAACAAACTGCAAACTTTTTAGGTGATGATAATATGGATTATGAAGGAGGTATGGCAAAATCACAAATGCTCAAAATGAAAAATTACGCTAAAGCATTGTGTGATATGATTGATGATGAAACACAATTAGAATCATGGGTTCAGGCTAAATTAACTAAAGCATCTGATTATATGTCTTCAGTTTATCATTATTTAGATTATCAACGCACTAAAAATATAAATGAGGCTATAGGAGATGTAATCCCTGATGGCGAGTGGCAAAAATTAGACATTGAGTGGATAATGGATGAGCCTGATGTAAATAGACCAGACTACCAAGAAGGCCCACTTTTCGGAACCACAGCAGATGGTAGAGCGTTTGAATCATATGGTAACTGGACACCATTTGAAGATGAATATCGTCCCTTAAGAGGTGAAGAAGTAATAGAAGTACCCTTACCATAATGGATAAATTAACTGAACAACGGCTAAGACGTAAAATACGTCAAATAATAAGAGAAGAACGTGAGTATGACTTACGTCAATTATCTCCAGGAGCATTTAATGCTATAGGACCTGAGACTTTAGGTATTCCTCCCTCAGCTATTGTTGATGTTAAAATTATTAAAGCACCTAAACCAATTTTCAAATGTTTCCTCGATAATGGGCAATCATTTAACTTAATTGATAATGGTAATTACATGCAAGCTGATATAAATCGTATTTTATTTGATTTAGATAGAGATGACGATTTAAATGGTGCTAAGTATGAGCTTGAAAAATTAATGCAAAAAGGCAGCATTAAATCAGACGATGAAGAAGCTGCTTCTGATGATTTTGGGGGTGATGAGCCAGCTGCTGAACCACCTGCTGAAGAACCAGCCGAAGAACCTGAAGTATAATGAATAATAATCCAGAATTTAAACAAGCCTTAGCGGGTATTTACAGAGATGGATGTAAAAAATTTAACATTCGTAATACTCCTAAACTAATACTTCGCCAGGATGCCGAAAATGGAGAATTAACCTTAGGACGTACTGCATATTACGATCCTAACAATTTAACAATTGTTCTTTATACATCAAATCGTCACCCTAAAGACATACTTAGATCATTCGCTCATGAACTAATCCACCACGTACAGAATGAACGGGGTGATTTACATTTAGGTGATGCTAGTGATCCCCAATATGCCCAAAATGATGAGCATATGAGAAAAATGGAAAAAGAAGCATATTTGCAAGGTAATTTATTAATGAGAGACTTTGAAGATAATTTTAAGTACCAGCAATAATAATATATGTAATAACGTATAGACTGATTCATAGCCAGTCGATTAAAAAATTAAACTGAGAGCTGTGGCCTCCATTTGGAGGCCACACTTTATTTTCGTATATTTAATAGTTAAGATTAAAACATGGAAAAAATAGTAATAATCGGAGCCGGAGTAGCGGGCGTAAACGCTGCAACCAAGTTAGTTGATAATGGTTACCCTGGTAATAAAATCACTATTCTAGATATGGGTAATAATCCTTACCACCGTAAACCAGAGGAAGTAATGACAGGTTTTATGGGTGCTGGGGGTTGGAGTGATGGTAAATTAACATACCATACTGCAATCGGTGGTCATATGTCAAAATATTGTGGTGATGAAAAAGCCATGGAATTAATGGATCAAGTAATTGATAATTTTAGACGATTCCACCCCAAACCAGAAGTTATCCAGTGTTCACATCCAGTAGAGGAACCAGAATTTATTAAGCCATATTTTGGTTTACGTTTATTTCCTGTATGGCATATTGGAACCGATTACCTACATGAAATAGGTAAGACTTGGTACGATTATCTTTGTGATAAAGGTGTTAAATTTATTTGGCAAGCTAAAGCTACAGATATTGATTTTAATACTAATACTGTTCATTTTTCTACTCCTGGTATTGATAGTCAAATTACTTATAATCGTTTGATCTTTGGTGTTGGTAAGTCTGGAATTGATTTTGGTAAAAAGTTAATTGAAAAAAACGATTTCCCAACAGAGGCTAAACCAGTACAAATTGGTGTTCGTTTTGAAGCACCACAAAAGCACTTCCAAAAATTGATTGATATCAGCTATGACTTTAAGTTGTATCGTAAATTTGAGGATAAAGGCGTGTCACTTCGTTCGTTCTGTACTAATAATAATGCGGCATTTGTTGCGGTTGAGGAAACATATGGTGATCACAGTTATAATGGACACGCTAAAAAGGATGAAGCATACCGAA